CCCCCCCTCTTCGGCTTCATTAATACTCTCTTCGACTTCATTTATCCCTTCTTCAATTGTTTCATCTTCACTAATTTTGTCTTCATTTTCAGTATTCATTTTTTTATTATTTATAGTTTATAATAGTTTATATATGTAATCTTTATATTATTTTTTATAATAATTAAAATAATAAAATAAAATAAAAATAGAATAAAAACAAAATAAAACTAAAATATGAATAAAATGAATAAATAAATAAAAAATACTATATAATTATTTTTTAATATAATAATCAGCGTTTGTTTTTTTAATAGATTTACCAGTATAAGCATTAGATTGTTTTTTATCAATAGATACAGCATTATATAAATTACATGTATTATATGTTTGAACGAGTTCACCTTTATCTAGTGAATATGCCATACAATCATCTCTAGTAGTACATAATTCTAAACATTTTGTTTCAGCATTAGGTGTATTTTCAAGGACACAAATTTTATTATTTTTAGGATTATTTTTAATTGGAGATTTATAATTATTATTGCTAATAGATATAGAGTTATATGGAATACAACATTGTTTATTTGTTTCTAAACATTTATCCATTAATTCTTTTTTACTATAGAGTTTAATATTTTCAGGATTATCCAGACAGGTTTCAAATTCACTTCGACATTTTTGTATGAATGGGTGACCACATAAACAGGCTTTTGTGGTTGAGTTTTCACTACAACATTTATTATAATTAATGCAAAAATCTACAATATCATTCTCAGTATTACATTTTCCAGAAGGTTCTTGGACGACTTCTTCACTATTAATTATTTCTTCACTAGAATTTGTTTTGTTTTCATTATTATTTTTTTTAGTATTGGCACTTTCTTCATAATATTCATAATAATTTAATAAATAATAAATTAAATATATTATAATTATGATAATTATTAATATAATTATAATTTCATTTTTTTTATTAAACTTCATATTAAGTTAATATCTAATTTATTATATTATATTAAACATAGAAAATGTTTTATTCTTTAATAAATAAATAGATTATGTAAAAAAAATATGGTATTATATATATCCAAAAAAGAAGTAAAAATGCTTGTGCTGTTTGTATTTCACTTTTAGATAATTCAAAACATGTAATTTCTTTATTTAAAGTTTTTTCACCATAATATGTTTTATCACCAATAGTATGTTTATCTGTTCTATCTATAACTTTATATGTATTTGTTGATTTTTCACTATTAAGATTGAAAAATGCTTTAGTTAATAATCCTAAACCTATTATGGAAAGAATTAGAATAATAACAAATATAAAATGTAAACTATATTTAATTGTTTTTGACATAATTATTATTTTTTTATTTATAAACTATATTAATATATATAAATATAAAAAAATAGAAATAAATAGAAAAATAAAAAATAGAAATAAATAAAAATATAAATAAATATAAAAAATAAAAATATAAATAAATATAAAAAATAAAAATATAATAATTAATGATAATTAATAATTAATGATAATTAATAATTGGAAGTATAATGTGTGTTTTAGGTTCAATACCGACATTATGTTTATGTTGTTATAAATGTGAAACTACAACTGAAATAATATCAACTGAAGAAAATTATAAATATATAGAATTATAAAAAATATAATAAATATTTAAATTTATAGATATTATTTAAAATTATATAGGTATATTTTCTCTTCTATTTATTTCTATTGATTGCTCTTTAGTGTGTTTTATATGTTCATCAATTATTTCAACAATACACTTATAATCTTCATCTTCTTTATAAAGTATATGTAATCTTTTATTAATTAAATAAACAATTTTTTCTTCATTTTCACTTATAAAATTATATATTTCTTTTATAATTTTTTTTTTTGTATGAATAGAATTACCTTCTACTACGCTTCCTTCACCTGCGTTATTATTATATAATCTACAAACCGCATCTTGGTCTGAATAATCATGACCTATAAAATGCCAATATTTACCTTTTCCTTCTTTATAATAAATTTTAGCATTACAAAGATAACACGTCATACCATAACATTTATGACAGGTCATTAAATTACAACCTTCTTCTTTTATATAAGCACAACCACAAGTAGAACATTTTTTTGTAACACTATTAGATATGATATCTACTATCATTTTATCTATAACTTCACATTGCTGTTCTTCAGTTTCATCTTCTTTAAATTTAAGTTTATAACAAGAGTCATCACCGTGTGCTTCTCTTTTACAGGTATTACACCAAGATAAATTACATTGTTCGCATTTTATGCTTAATTTTGTATCATTATTAATAATACCATTACCATTAATATTATCAGCATTAGTAATATCTAAAATACATCCCCATTTGCGACATAAAGGACAAATTTGATAATTATCACATATATTAGCAATCTTTAATATATTAGTTATTGTAATTAATTCATTCCATTTTTCTTTTGTTTCTTCTTTATCTATTACTTTATCAATAATAATATCATTATATATACCTTCGCATTTATCTGCTCCGTTAAACATACATTCATTATTACCTATATTATTAAGAAGTTGTGAATTTATATAACCTTCAAGACAATTAGAACATACAAAGTGTTGATGTTCTAAACTAGTATTACTACATTTTAATAAGTCTTTATTGTCAAAGTCTTCTAGACATACTTTACATTGTCTAATTTGATTTAATTTAATAATACTTGCTAATTTAATCCCTAGTAATTCTTTTTTATAAAGTTCTATATCTGCTTCGTATTTTTTTTTATTTTTATAAGGATAGGATATAATATGATGTGTGTCGCTCTTTTTTTCTAAATAGTTATGAATATATACAATAACATACTCTGGAGAATACTTTTTTTTACGATGATATTTACATAATATATGTTCATCTAGATAATAATAATTAGGTTTTAAACATTGTTCATTCTTTTGGGTTAATGCTAAACACTTAGTATCATCACGATGATATTTTTCAAACCTTTGAAAGTTGTGTTCTGTTAATGTTTTATAGTCTTCTAGTTCTTCTGCTATTTCTTTATAATTTTCTATTTGTTTATTAGTTTCTTTACTTTCTATATCATTTTCTTTACCAGTTTCTTTATTTATCTCTGGATACACTCTATTTTCTATACTCATTTTTAGAATAAATAAGTTAAGATAAATAAGTTAAGATAAATAAGTTAAGTTTAAATTATAAAATTAAAATTATTTATTATTTTTAAAAATTACATTTTATAAATCAATTTTTTATAAAATAATATATATATATATAATAATATAAAATACTTTATAATATTTTATAAAACTTTATAAAAACTTTTAAATAATTTTATTTAAGGCTAATCATAATATATTAAGTTTAATATGGCTTCAGCAAGTATGCCTAGTAATAGTGGTATAACACCTATATTTAATGATGAAGACGCAGAAAGTATAAATGATCATTTTGAAAAATTATTTAGAATACAATGGAAAAATTTATGGGATAGTAAATATTCCTATAATTATTTAACAATAAAAGATTTAGAATTTTTTAATAATTTTATTGGTGAAAAATTGTTAAAAGTTGATAAATTATACAATAACAACAATTCAAAATCACGAAATATAAAAAAATTAAGCGATTTTTGGATATTATTTGATAATACCATACAAAATTATAAAGTAAATATTTTAGGTGAAAAAAAAAGAAATAACATAAAAGTAAAAAAAAAAATAATTATAAAAAATAACATAGAAGAATTAAATAATAGTAGTAAAACAGAGTTAATAAAAATAATAAATAGTTTAATAAATAGTTTAATACAAAATTTTATTTTAAATCCAAAATATTTTAATCAAAAAAACTTATCTAAAACATTACAGAATAAAAGTTTTTATATTTTTAAAGATGATAAAGTAGACGAACTACTAGAAGAGATCGGTGCTAATACATACATGAAAAAGCAAAGTCAATTAATGAAAAAGGAAGGAGAAAAGCATTTAGCATACAAACAAGCACAAGAAGAAGGAAAACAAAAAAATGAAGCATTAGTAGAACAGTATGTCAGTGTATTTGGTTCTCAACCAATTGTAAATCCAGTAAAAAATGGAGGAATGCGAAAATTAACCAAAAACAAAACAACTAAAAACAAAACAACCAAAAACAAAACAACCAAACACAAAACAACCAAACACAAAACAACCAAACACAAAACAACCAAAAACAAAACAACCAAACACAAAACAACCAAAAATAAAAAACTAATAGTAAAAAAATAAATTTAAAAAATAATAAGTATATTATAATTAAAATTAAAAAATAATTTACACCTTTAAAAATTTAAAATGGATAATAAGCGTAAAATAGAAGAAGTAGATATGTCAAAAATAATTCAAATAGATGAAATAGTTTCACCAATAAAAAAACTTAGGTTATGTATTGACGAAGATTATGATTATATAAAAATGCTTGAAAATAAAATGAATAAATATGAAATTATTATGAATACTCAAAAACAACAAATTAAACACTATAAAAATATTATATCTCAATTAACAAAAAATAAAATTAATAATGATAATGATAAGTATAATTTATATACATAATAAGTTTTTGTCAAAAACTTAACCAAAATAAGTTTTTATTTACTACTAATTGTTGGTAATTTATAATCTAACCAACCAGCAATAGGAATACTTTTAATAGGTGATAATCCATATCCATATTTTATTGATATAACATTATAACCTAACATTTTTAATAAGGTTAAAACTTGACTACTAGTATGTCCAACATAACAAATTAAAAATATAGGTTTATCTTTAGGTAATTTTTTTAAGTTTGTTTCGTCTAATATATTTAACCAAAATATATTTTTTGAACCTTTGATATGCATTTTTTTATATTCTTTTTCAGTTCTTAAATCAATCAAAAAATAATCTTTTTTTAAATAATATTCATTATAAAAATCAATAGCAGTTATATAATTCCAATCATTTTTTATACTTTTTAAATAATCTCTTAATATATTAAAATTAATACTCATTTTTTATAAATTAAGATATAATATTTTTTTTATATTTTTTATATTTTTTATATTTTTTATATTTTATAAAATTAAACTATTTATTATTATTAACTTATATTTAAGTTTTTAGAAAAAACTTAACCAAAATCAGGATTTAAAAAATCTTACCCAAAAAATAAACATTTTTTATAAAATATGTAAAAATGTTTCTGGAGTATGTATTTTAGTAAAAAAAATTAAAAAAAAAACAAAAAATTGAAAATA